AAGTATGCTTTGCAAATTAAGATTTGTAATGAAATAGATAGTATATTAGATTTATTAAGTTTTAATGTTAAGACTAGATTATAATAATCCACCTACTTTTATAGAGATAGGAAAGACTAAGAAACGAAAAATATATCTAGGGTATAATGCTATCTATGCAGGAATCCATTACTCGGTAAGACAACGAATCGTTAGTGAATTAAAGACATTTCTTAATACAGAAGAGTTTAGTCAGGTAGGACTAATTACAGAACCAGTTAGAGTACGTATAATATACTACAGGAATCTAAAGAATTGGGATTTGGATAATAAGTGTGGGTTATGGGCAAAGTGTTTCCTAGACTTAGCTAAAGGAAAGATATTCCAAGATGATAATGTAAGGTATGTAAAGGAACTTGTTTATAGTTATCGTGAAGGCGATGATAGGTTAGTAATTGAGGTAGAGTTGATATAAAAAGGAAAGGGGGATACTCTCCCCCAATCTTTGTCTATAGGAGAACCAAACCAACCTACTGACAGTAACCACGTTATAAATATACCGAGAAAAATTCTTACTTCTTATAATAGTTATCTACATTAATCCTTTTTGTCAAGTTATAAGTTTACTTTTTTAATAGATTTGTAAAGCTATATGTTGATAAACAATTATAAAGATTTATAGTATTCATTAACTTTAATCCCTTCCTTCTGCTCATTCTTCATAATTAACTGAACATTAAATATAATAGCAGATAAGTGATCCTCATCTTGATTTATACCAAGTTCATTATTCATTTCAAACTTTGCTAGGTGTCTATGGAGAGATTCTATTGCTGTTTCCGTAGGTTGACCTTTCTTCCAGTTACCTTTCTCATAATGATTAGCACCTTGCCTTAATAGATAACCATATCTTAAACGTACATAAGCATCTAAGTGACTTGGTAATGGCTTATCCGTATCGTTATCCCTTTGGCTTCCAGATTCAAATACTCTATTTTGAGACTTAACATATTCAGCTATAGGATTTTTTCTATCTTCAATAAGTTCGTAGTGTATTCCAGGTATCCTTTTCATTTATCTTTAATTATATTATTCCTAAATACAACTTTTAAGTCATTATAACTATCTTCTGCTTTTTCGCCCCAAAACATATCACAGTTACCATCTTTTAAAGGTACTTCTGTAAACCATGATTGCCAACCAGATTGATTTGCAGTATGTCTATAACATTTTAACTTTAAATCGCACCCTTCGCCTGAACACATTGTTATATCTGCCATATTATCTCTGTATAAGTTGACGTAAAGCCATTACTATTTTATGAAGTTCCTCTTCCTTTTGTTTTTTAAGCCTCATTAGATCTTTAATCTTCTTTGCCTGTAAAACCTGTTCTTCTAATATATCCAAGTATCCCATTATTTTAATCGTTCTGCCCAAAAGAAGTCTCTTTTGAAGTTGTATTCATTAGTAGCAAAAGGTTTTTTATCTCTATTCAAGTATTCAAATATTATTACTCTACCAAGTATTTTACTAGTTCCTTTAGAAACTTCTCTAAGCCTTACAATTTCATTTGTAGAGCCTGAAAATCTCCATTCAGAACCAACTAAACTATCAATAGAATCATAATCAATACTCATTCTTTTCTATCAATTTTCTAAGCCTAGTTAAGGTCTTGCTAGAATCCTCATAAAATCTATCTTCTTTATCGACGATAGTTAAATTATAAAGAGCCTGGCAAAACCTTATTTTGGGATTCATTAAAAGATAGTCCTCCAATAATTGCAATATTTCTATTGTTGTATTATTCTTCGGATTGGGCATCTTCTACTTCAACTTCCTTCTTTGGAATAAATACCTCGATGGCTTGTTTTACTACTACTGCATCATCTAATGATAATACTCCTTTTGCTTGTGCAGCTACTGCTACGTTAATTAGAATTTCTAATGCTTTGTTCTGATCCATAATTTATTTAATTTAATTTAATTTTGCTGTGAAGGAAGGACTCGAACCTCCAAACTTGAGAAAAGACGATGAGATAAAAACTCAAGCACTACCGAGACAAGATAGCGTGTATGCCAATTCCACCACTTCACATTCCCATAACTTATTCAAATATAATTAAAAGTAATCCCTGTTGACTGAAAAGTTATCTACAATATCATAAAAACTCGAAACTGCTAAATTGGTATTTAATAGTGCCTTTCCAATATCTCCATTACGGTTCTTCCTAACATAGGTAACACATTTACCTTTACTATCTTGCATTACATCATTATAGTCAAACTCTTTATAATCGTAGTATTCTGGCCTCCATAACATTAATACCATATCAGCATCCTGCTCTATACTACCTGATTCTCTCAAGTGGTGCATATAAGGTACTTTAGGGTCAGCAGTTTCTACAGCTCTTGATAATTGACTAATAGCAACTATTGGAATATTTAATTCTTTAGCGAGTAACTTTATCTTTCTACTAATCTCGGAAATCTCATTCTCTCTTGTTCCCTTACTACCCTTTGAAGAAATTAACTGTAGGTAATCGATAAATATTATTTCAACATTGTGTTTACGTTTCATTGTAATCGCTCTCGATCTAATTTCATCTATTGTAGACCCAGCCTTATCATCAATATAAATAGGTAACTGTGCAATATTTTGAGCTTTCTTAAAATAATCTAATAAAATAGGTTCATCTAGGTTAGTTATTCTTGAGTTACAAATTTGAGATTCTATAGCTGCAAACTTTTTAGTTAATTCAGTACTGCTCATTTCTAAGCTAAAAAACCCAACTGAAGTATTTTCAAACTTAGCAAGTCTATAGGCAATATTAATTCCAAATGTAGTTTTACCCATACCTGGTCTACCTGCAACAATAATCATCTGCTGGTTCTTAAATCCTACAATAAGTTTATCTAAATCTACGAACTTACTTCTACATCCATTAAAATCTCCTTTAAGCTCATTTTCCTGCTCTCTAATCAATTCTATTATACTTTCACCTAAACTTATGCCACCTATATTAGAAACTTCGTTAGAGAGGCTTAAAATCACTTGGTTAGCAGTTACCATATTCTCATCAATATCAGTACTTAAATCATAAAGTCCATCAATTAATTTATTTGCAGTTAAAATACCACTACGTCTTTCGTGAAGTTCAAGAAGTATATAGCAATGGTATTCAAAAGAAGTTTTATTACTTGTCTTATCAGATAATCCAATCAGGAAGTCTAATCCTCCAATAGAATCTAATTTGTTATTGTTTCTAAGGGTATTGCTTACTGATACAATATCTATCGGCTTAGAGGTTGAATACAATGATAGGATAGAAACAAATATGTCTTGAAGTCTTTGATTGTAAAAACAATCTTTGTTTATGATATTGATTGCTATGTTAAAACTATTACTCTGGGATAGGATAGTACCTATTACCTGCTCTTCTATTTCTATATTTTGTGGTTGCTGTTTCATTACGCTTTTATTTTAATTGGTTCTTTTTGTTTTTTGGTTTTAACAGCTGAGTTTAAATACTTCTCAAAGTTTGTAGGTGTGAATAAAGTTGAAGGTCTTAAATACTCTTCCCATTCAGTACCAATCCATTTACTGCCCATGGTTGTAATAACACTTTTAAAATCTTCTATGGTATAACCTTCTGCTATCCTGCCATTGATAAATCCTTGGGTAGATTTGTTACCAGATTTAAAGTTTGTTTTAGCAGTTTCGTTTAGGAAATCGATGATCTCGACAATAGTATTATTATTTATATTATTAATATTAGTATTATCTCCCCATTTTTGGGGATAGGTCTCATCATTTTTGGGGATAGCTCTCCCTATTTTTGGGGATAGGGTCAAAATCCTTTTATTACCACTTGAAAAGTCTATAAAGCTATCTAATAAATCATAGAACTCAAGTTCGCTAATCCATCTACTAACAGTATTTTCTGACTTATTAAAGGCTTCTGCAAAGAACTTATTTGATGCAGTACATTTACCATACCTATCACAAAAATTAGATACGATACCGTACATTAATTTAGCATTA